TGGGTGGATTCGAACCACCGAAGCTGAAAGCAGCAGATTTACAGTCTGTCCCCATTGGCCACTCGGGAACACGCCCATATTCAGTTTTGCAGTCCATGGATTGCCTGTATATATTACCACCCGGATGATAGTTTGTCAACATCTTTTGCGGAATTTTTGGATTTTTGTGCCGAAAGCAAAAACACAAAAGCAAAAGCCGCCCAGAAATCAACGTTCCTGAGCGGCTTTTTGGAGCTGGTGACAGGAGTTGAACCTGCAACCCACTGATTACAAATCAAGTTTATTTGACGTGTTAATTTAAATAATCATTGATTTGTTGGATTATTGTTAGATTATGCGTCTCGTGCCCCAACGTTGAAGGCTATGTAAAAATAGCACATTCTATGTCTTTTTACAAGTCGCTTATCTTTCGCATTACGAGCTCATACTCTTTCGGGTACACCAGCTTTATTGCCTTCATGTGCTCGTCAAGCACCTTCATCAGACCGCCGAAAGGAACAGAGCTGGCAGCCGCCACAAAGTCGCTTTGTGGTTCCGCTGCTGTGGAGTACGCCGCCCGGTAATCCGTGGGCGGCAATGCCTGGGTCTGCGTTTCAGGTGCCTGCTTTTCTTCCAGCTCGTCCCGCACAGTGCAGAGGGCGGCAAGCTTGTTGACGCTCTGCCAGCTGGTTTCCTCGCACTTGAGCTTGCGGATATGCTCGTTGATCTCGTCAATATCCATGCCTGCCGTCCTCCTTCCTTATGCGTTCCGCAGGATGTCTGCCGCCCGCTTGTAGGCATCACGCTCTGCACCGGTGGCTTCCTGCATCATGTCCTCGATGTCAGAGATCATACGCTCACGGCCATCCGTACGGGAGTAGTGCCCGCGGACATAGTGACGGCCCCGGTTGGCGTAGCTGTTGCCCCGGTTGTAACCGTTTCCGGCATCGCGGCCGAAAGTCCCGCGCATGTCAGCTTCCCACTCGCCTGTTCGGCTGTACTCGCCGCCCTCGCAGTAATCCTCGATGCGGTGGATGTCCAGAATGATGTCCACGATCTCGCCGATCATCTCAACATCGCCCGGAGAGCGGTTCTTTTTGTCAGTCAGTTCCATGAGCTCGTCGCACATCTCATCTTTCAGATGATTCAGTTTATCCAGCATGACTTTATCTCCTTTCTTATGCTACCCGCTCAACGATCAGGTTGCTGTTTGCAATGCTGACTGCCTGCGTACTGGTGTTTTTAACCGCCACAGTCACGCAGCAGCCACGCGGCACCTCGATGAACGCAGCCACGAAAACGTTGAAGTAATTTTCGACCGCCGCCGGGGTGACAATGGCTGTCGCACTGGTCAGCGGCTCACCGCCGACAGCCAGCGCCACAGAAATAGGTCCCACAGTGCCGCCGGTGGGAATGGCGATATTGCCGCCAAAGCTTACCTTGAAGCGGGCCCTGCACTGCCCGCTGGTCAGACCGCGCAAGGTCACAAGGCCGCTTCCCTCACGGTGCACGATGCAAGCAGGGGCTTTCACCGCGGTCTCGGTCAGGGGAAGGTTTTCACCCGCCGCCACGATGACGGTGTTGGAGTTGCTAAATTCAGCCATTTTATCGGCTCCTTTCATAGAAAAACGCCGGGACTTTTGCCCCGGCGCTCTGGTTTACAAAATCAGCTCAGGGGCTGAACATTTTGATGTGGACATTTCCATTTTGGAAACAACCACTCAAAAAGCTGTCGTGATTCGGTTATGCGCAGCTGCCGCAGCCGGTTCCACAGCCATAGTAAATGGCATTGGGGTTGGGCACCTGATAGGCAGGCACGGGAGCTTTCTGCTGCAGAGTCCCGATGATCTGGTTGGTCTGTGCGTTCATCGCGGTGGTCAGGAACGCGCTCTGGCGATCCTGAGAAGCAGCCCGGCGCAGTTCGTTGTTCTCGCTCTGCAGGGTGGCGATCTTATCGTTGGTCAGGAAGTCGAGCACCGCGCGGGTGTTGCTGTTCTGATTCTCGATGATGTCCCGGGTGTTGTTGTTCATGGCGTTCTGCGTTGCGCAGAAGCCCTGCTGCATCTGGTTCCGGGTGTCGCACTCCTGAGTGGCCAGATTGTAGTTGACACCCTGGATCGCGGTCTGGGTCTTGCAGCAGCAGTCTGCCAGCTGTGTAGCCAGAGCGTTCTGACCCTGCATCAGCGCAACGTTGGTGCCGTTGAAGCCCTGCTGCATGGCGTTGGTGACACCGTTCAGGCCCTGCTGCACGCCGTTAAAGCCCTGAAGCATCCCGGTGTTCATGGCATAGAAGCCATCACACAGGCCGCTTTCCAGCCCGTTCAGCTTGTTCATGACGCTCTGGTTGTCGAAGCCGCGCTGCAGGTCTGCCTGCGTGACGGCGCTGGTCATATAAGGCGAAGCGCCGCCCATGCCGCCGCCCCAGCCAAAGCCGCCCATGCCGCCCCAGCCGAACATGCCGAAGATCAGAAAGAGGACGATCCAGCCCATCCAGTCGCCACCCCAGCCATTGAGGCCGTTGCTGTAGCCGTTGGCGGGCTGTACCGGCATGGTCAGAACCGTGCTATCAGAAGAAAGAGACATAGTTTTACTCCTTTACGTTAGATTTTGAAATTTATTCTAAATGCGGCCGCATTTTAGAATCCGAACATATTTTTCATGCCGTTGAGCATCGGCGCGATTTGCTGCGCCCGCTGCTGAATGGCGTTGAGCTGCTGCTGTGAGAGCTGGCCGGAGGTGAGCATCTGGTTTATCATCTCCTGCGGGTTCTTTCCCTGCATCTGGCCCATAAACTGCTGGAACTGCCCGCCAATAGGGTTCTGAGCCTGTCGGCCCATCGAATTAAACAAGCTGCTGCCCATCGTTTAGCCCTCCTTTTCCGGCTCTGGTGCTTCCTGCTTTTCCAACGCCGCCAGCTTTGCCGCCAGCGCTTCGAACTCCTTGCGGGTGACATACTCCCCGCCTGCGGCTTGCGTGGCTGCGATCGACGCTTTGGGACCGCTGGTGCGCTCCTTGTAATCGTAGATGCGGAGCGGGAACGGCCTGCCGTCCTGCCCAACTTCTTTGATGTAAAAGGTATCGGAATCAGCATCCAGTAAAAGCACCCGGCTCCCGTTGGCGACCAGATAGCCACGGGCTGCTGCTTCGCCCTGCACCCAGATAAAGCCGCTGTCAGTCGGTGCGGCCTGTCCCTGCATTGTCGGCATCATGACGGGCTGGGGCTGGTATTGTGCTGCCCTGAGCTGTTCAAGCTGCCCCTGCGGCTGTTGCGGGTAAAGCACTTGTGGGTATCCGTTATAGATCGGCATGGATCAGTCCTCCTTGTACCAGTAGTAGATCGGGCATTCTGCGCCGCTGTCCCAGCTGTCCCACCACGCGCCGTCGATCACGGTCAGAACGTGTCCGGAGCAGCCCAGTACATACACGCCGCGCGGATACTCCCGGGCAAAATCTGCCACGGTGTAACAGGTGGTGCAGTCTGCTTCCACCATGCGGCGCTTGTAGCCCTGTTTTTGAAGATACGCGCCCCATGTGCGGTTAGCGCTGGGCATATCGCCGAGGGCGTAGCCGGTGAGCGCCAGCGCAATATATGCCTGCTCCCAGCTCTGACCGGTGGCCGCAGCTACCGCCCGCACTACGCAGTCCCCGACGCTGCTCCCGCGCGGGTTTGGATTAAACCTGTGCCACATGGTGCACCCTCCCTTTGCGCCCAGTGTACTTTTTTAAATCTCCGTGAGAGACAACGAACGCACAACGAAGGACAAAAAAGAAAAGCGCCACACAGCACAGGGCTGTATGGGCACTCAAGAATTTGCACGCAACGCGTATAAAATTTTCAAAAAAGTCTTGACAATTGCACGCAATGCGTGTATAATAAAGACAGTGAAAGACCCCGAACAAACACATGGAGGCAACAATTATGAAAAAGCTTACTGCTGACGAGTTTGCAGCCAAGGTTATGGCCACCGGCACAGAAATCGAGTACGACAACGGCGTTTGGATGATCTACGCGCACCTCACCGATGATGGCGACGTCAAGACCTCTCATCTGGACGCTCGCGACCTGATGGTCACTACCGGCATCGAACTCTCCGATGAAGAGGGCAAGGCACTCATGAACGGCAATCTGGACGACGTTGAGAGACAGGCCGTCGTGGAGGATCTTTACCCGAAGTATCTTGAAGCTCTGGAAGATATGGAGTAAAGAAAAGTCCCCAGCCGATGTGCGAACATCGACCGGGGAGATTTAAAAAGGAGAAGACTATATATACTACTGCTGAACTCTTTATTATGGCTGCCGATTCGGAAGCATCCAGGGCAGCGTTCCTCAACAACATCACTCTTAGCGTCCCGGATGACGCTTCCGGCTGCATCGACTTGGATGCCGAGAAGGCAAGGCTGTCCACCATCTGGGATTTAGCTCATCTTCCAATGCGTGAGCTGGTAGCCCGCACCAGTCTGTCTCAGACCACTTTTGCAAAGCGGGCGGGCATCCCGCTACGGACCGTGCAGGACTGGTGCGGCGAAAAGCGTGCGTGCCCGGCATACGTCCGCCTTTTGCTGGCGGAGCATTATAATCTTCTGTAAAGCAAGAAAAGCGCCCACACGGAAAAATCCGCATGAGCGCTCGAAAAAATGTATATAAATGAAAAATCCCCCACTTTGCCTACAAAGTGCCCCGCGTGGCACGCAGGGCTTCGGCAAAGCAGGGGATTTTTTGTAAAATCAAGAGCGGAACCGCCCACAGGCAATGCCGCTCTCTACAAAGGCCGTAGCCTTTCAATCAGGGGTTCCCAAGTGCATAGGGATATAAAGCGGAATAAACCGCTTCCAACTATGGCAGTGTCTAGGCCAACGCCGAACAAGATACCAATCGCCAAGCAAATGAAAGGTTGTATAATATTTCGCGATTCTCGCCACTCGTTCTTCTTTTGTGTTGCACATAAGCGTCACCATATAAAAGTGTCTCCCGCATAGTACGCACTGTAAGTAGGCGAGCGGGAGACTGTATCAGATATCCGCCCTAATGCGCTTCTTCGAGAGGCCGGTTGGATTTGTTGAGATAATTATACCACAAATCATAAAAAAGAAAAGCGGCAGACCTGAAAGCCTGCCGCTTTAATGCGTTTCGTGAGAAATCGCACCCGATTAGGATTATGATATCACACATCCAGCATTTTATCAATAATTTTCAGCCTATTGCCGATTGATGTCCGGCAATACGGCACACGCGCTGCAATATCAACTTGGCATAGCTGGTCAACGTACCGCAATCGGGCGATTTTCCGGTCATACCTCCCAAGCGGCGCACGTTTTATCACAGCTTTTATCTGTTCTGCATTAAGCCCTTGCAACGCTGGCGGAAAGACTACACGAGCCGCCGCCACAGGCAGCACCGAGCCAGAAGGGCTGCGGCAACTGCCCGGCGTTGCGCACCATATTGCCAAGCACGGCAAACCGGTGACGTTTTGTCACCATTTTCGTGACGTGCCGAAATTGCTCTTGTGCGGCGTACATCTCGGTGACGTCACCGAGATGGTGGTATGTAGTGCTTGCCATGATATCCTCCTTACTGCGTAATTTCCTCAGCGTTCGCCTTGTCCTTAGCATCCAGTGCGTCATAGTACGCCTGCGCAAGGGCTTCCACCTCTGCGATGTCGTCGGCGTCCAACAATCCGCTGTCCAGATGGGTGTACGCCTTGTCCAACCAGTATGCCACGTCACGTCCTGCGGCGATTTCCCGCTTGATGCTGCGCAGGGTCAGGTCGTGCCGTGCTTTACTTTTGATAGCCATAATGTATATCTCCTTTAAGTGGTAGTCATGGACGCAATTGCGTCCTCAAGCTTTTTGATTACAATGTTCACATCGCGCTGGTATTCCAGCTTTACACCTGCGCCGTCGCTCGCTTGTACCACGGTGTCGGGCGCGTAAGCGGTGAGGGCTTTGTAGGCAGCAATTTCAGCAGGGGTGAGCGGAGTTTCGATGGGAGCGGCGAGGGCGTAGTAGATAACGGATTTCACATTCGTCAGCAACTTCTTAAATGCTTCAAGTGATGTGAACTCAGAACTTGGCAGAAAACTAATAGTAATCTCTTGGTCGTTTGCATATATCTTAGGTAAATTCTGCGGAATATCGTTCCACGCATTGTTTGTATAACGCAGTATGTTGCAAAAACACGGTTTATTGATAGTGGCTACATCTGCATTAAAAATGCGAGTTTGGAAGTTGTTGTTCCCGCTTTTTGTTTTGTTGTACGACCACTTATCACCAGGGTTTAACTCTTTCACTTTCACCCTCTGCACCTTCACCCCTCTCTCCAAGTCCACCTCGTCGCACACCCACTGTTGGCCCGTGCTGTCGGTGTAGTTGCCGCCAGAGGTGACAGGGATGCCGGGCAAGCCGGTTGGGGTGGGAAGGGCGAGAGTTTGCGTTTTGCCTTTCCCATCGCTCAAGGTCACCGTCACGCTCCCGCCGTCACCTGCACTCACAATAGGCACAGGTGCATCTGGCGTGGGTGTGCCGTCCTGCGTGCTCTTACCGTACACGGTCAGGCCGCACAAGGGCGCAGGGAAAGCGTCGTCAACGGAGATAGGGTTGCCTGTTTCAGTGCCCACAAGAATGTTCTGCCGGGCCTTTACTGCGCTGATAGCGTCACCTGTGGCTTTTGCATCAGCGGCTTCGCCCTCGTGGGTGAGGGTGGTGTCCAGTGCTACGGCAGGGCCGGTCTCTCCTTTAGGGCCTTGCGGGCCGGTATCACCTTTTTCACCCTTTTCGCCTTTGAAGTCACCGTTTGCAATGCCGTCCTTCAGCTCCTGCAGACTGTCAGCGGCTTCCTGAGCGCTCTGGTCTGCACTGCCCGCACTGGTGGCGGCTTCACTGGCCGCCGTCTGTGCATCGGTCTTGGCCTGCTCTGCGGCGGTGGCATCGGCGTGGACGGCATCCACCAGCTGCTGCCATGCAGGGGTGCCCGGCTCCGGCTCGGTGCCGTCCTCTGTGCCGGAGTTGGCGCTGACACGATACTGCAGGTCTGCGCTGGTCATCACCTTTGCGCCGTCGCTGCCCTCAAAGGTGATGCACCCGCTTCCGGGCTGTGCGGTCACGCTGGCGGGCACGTCCACATATCCGTCCACCACCAGCGATGATGCCGGGTCTTTGCCATCCGGCACGTGCCAGAAGCAGCGGATAGCCAGCCCTTCCCACTCGCCGGAAGCGGTGACGGCAAGGCGGTACACGCCCCGGTTCTTGGTGTAGCCAAAGCGCACCAGCTGCTCATAGCCCGGCACTTTGACGACGCCATTGGATGCGAGAGATACGCTTTGCTCGATCATAAATTACTCCTTGTTGATGGTAGGCTTCTTTTCTGCCAGTGCCTTTTTCATCATGCTGACGGCCTTTTCGATCACGCTGTCCAGCACTTCATCGGTGATGAAAGGCTTCATCCAGTCCGGCAGTGCGCCGCGCAGCGCGGCAAAGACCTGTGCCTTTTTCTTTGCGCCCTGACCGCTGCCCATGATGCTGTCCTCGGCGATGGTCACAAGCTCCAGCGCCCAGTCCTTGACATACTGCTTGTAGCCCAGCCGGATGGCGCCCACTGCCAGCGCGGCAAAGCCAATGAGCATCAGTACCAGTGCGATGGGTGCGGGGATAAAGTTAAACATTGCTTCCATGATTTGTTACTCCTTTCAGCAGGTAGTTGTTAATATCGGATTTGCTTTTTTGCATACCTTCGCGGTTGTTGCCGGACAGCTGCGAATCCAAAAGATTTTGTACGCCAACGAGTACGAGACGCATCTCTTCATCGAGGCCGTCAAAGCGGCGCAGGTCTCTTGCAAGGGCCTGTGCGTGCTGAAGCTGTCCCTGTTCCAGCACGCCAAGTCTTTTTTCGAGCGTATCCATTCGCTTGTTCTGCGCATCGTCGGGGGCCTGCGCCTTTTTGATGTATTTGTGGATGATGTCCAGCACCTTGTCGATGGTGATGGCCGCAGCGCACAGGCTGCCCAAGATGCCCAGCACCCACAGTAAAGCTTCTTTTTCGGTCATTTACCCTCCCGGAGACGGGTCAGACCCTTCTTGCTGATGATACCCGCATAGTCCTTGTATGCGTGGGACATGTCCACGTTGGTGGTCACACCGGGTACACGGGCCTTGCTGGTATACTGCCACATGCCAAAGGGCCAGCCGGGAGCGGGCTTCTTCGTGCGGTAGGCAGCCAGCCACACATCGTAGGGCTTCAGCGCCGCGCCGCCCATGTACAGGAAGGTGTTGCCGAACCACAGGCCGGTGTAGAGCAGAGCATACACGCCCCAGCTTTCCACCGTGCTCAGCATGTAGGCCGTCAGGTCGGTCAGCGCGGCCTTGCCAAGCGGCTTCTGCACCTCGTCCTCGATGTCCACGGCCACCGGCAGCTCAAAGCTCCGGCCGGTGAGCAGCTTCTTGAAGTAGGCCAGCTCTTTGTCGGCCTGCTCCCGGTTGACTGCCTTGAAATAGCCATACACGCCGCAGGGTATGCCCAGCCGCTTGCACTCGCTGTAATTGCGGGCAAACTGCGGGTCGGTGTAGGGCGCACTGGGTCTGCCCGCTGCACTGTTGCCCATGGCGCGAATCATCACGCCGTCCACCTTGCCGCTTGCCTTGACCTTCTCCCAGTTGATTGTGCCCTGATATCGGGACACATCCATGATTTCAGCCATAGCGTCCTCCTTACTGCGTGATCTCTTCAAAGCCGCTCTTGATGAGCAGTGCCTTGACCTTCTCCTTCAGCAGGCGGGGGCAACGCTCGTACAGAGCCTTTGCGTCCTCCATAGTCTCAGCAGACATGATTTCCTGTGCCCATAACATTGCCATCATACGTACCATCCTTTCGATTTTTTGTGTGATTTTATGCATAAACAATCTCGCTCATTTCAAGCAAGCATTGTTTCAACATCTCGTTTTCTTTTTGCAGTGCCGCCACCGTCTCCGGCAGCTTCTCCCGGGCTTCGGCCTTTTTGCGCGCTTCTTCCTGCGCGGCCAGCTCTTCGGCGGTGTAGCGGACATACTTTTGGATTGGCACTTGTTCCACCCATTCTTCCTGTGCCGGTACGCCTGGGCGGTCAACGATCTTCTGCACGTCCTTGCCACCGTTCGGATACTCGGTCACGGTCTCCCAGTGCCACTGCTCCTCCACGCCCTCTACGGCGGGGTGGGTGACTTCTTCGGTGCTGGTGGTCAGGTAGCCCAGTGTCAGGTCGGGGTTCTCCACGACCGCGCCGGTCTCGTCAATGATCTTCATGGTTCAAAACCTCCTTTCTCATGCCACGCGCCGCCAGATGTGCACATAGTAGGCGGCAGGCTGCACGGTGCTGCTGCGTCCGTAAATAGAATTCGAGCGGGAAGCGTCGAAATACAAATCTTTCGGGACACTATTGGTGACAGAAGCATCAGCACTGCCATAAGGACTAAATACCCCTGTGTTATAGAAAGCGCCTGTCATTGTAGCTTCACTTTCAGAAATGAATGAATTGTAAATATTTGTTAACTTAGGCACAACAGAGCCAGTAATATTCGGCAAACCGGCTTCGACTGTGGTACCCGCTGCGTGGGCGTAGGACTCACCCATCAGCACCCGGTTCTGCGCAATCTCCTGCCATGTACCGCCGAACAGTGCGGCGGGGCTGGTATTACCGACTGTTTGAAAAATACTGCCAACGGGGTAGGCCGCCAAAGCACTGTCCGCAGAAAGTGTTCCGTCCGCATCGACCGTCAGACCGCTGCCCACCTTCACACCGCCCAGCGTGGTTGCGGTGGCAATAGGGAGCTTGATGCCTTTCAGCGCATCGCCAACAGCCTTTGCGTCAGCCGGAGCGTCCTCGACGCTTAGCGTCTTGTCGGTGCGTACAATGGCCGCAGCCCTGTCCGCTTCAGCTTTGGCAGAAGCGGCAGAGCTTCCCGCACTCTTTGCGTCTGCGGATGCTGACTGTGCACTTTGGGCTGCGCTGGCTGCGGCGGTCCGGGCAGCGCTTTCGCTCTCTGCAGCTGCTGCGGCCTTTTTCGTCGCGGTGCTGGCTGCTCCGGTGGCGGTCTGAGCGGCCTGCAGGGCGGCCTGCTGCTGGTCTGTCACTTCATTGGCGTACTGCTTGACGTACTCCATGCCCTGTGCGATGTCCTCACGGACTTCCACGCCGCGCTCAGCCTTACGGATTCCCGCAATGGCTTCATCAAAAGTTTTATCCATAAAACACCTCCTGTCTTATTAGCCTGACATGTACCCTTTGAGCGATCGACTCAAGTCGTAAGCATCGGACGCTTTGCGTGCACTCAAAGCCTGCAGGTCGCTGATGCTGGAAAACTCAGTGCCAAATGTAAACTCTTTTTTATCCGGAGAATCCAACGGCTCCACAAGCTTGGAACACAGCAACCAGGTATCTACACCATGCGGTGCAGAGAAAATGTGCGTTTGCTTTCCAATTGCAATACGGCTGACATCAATATCAGCGTCTTTCAAATCGACCGCTTTGACTGTCATGCCGTTCAGATAGCGCAGATTTTTGGCAAGTTCTTCCTCTGCCGCATCCAGCAAAGACTGCGGCGTGCTTTCGATGCCTTCAATAAAGATCACTTTTGTGATGATGCCAAAAAGCTTTTGTGCAGCCAGATCGTTTGCGGTTTCTGTAATGGTTTCTCCCCATGAAAAAACAAGCCATGTTATCTTTTTGGCACCTACCGCGATCACCCGCGTGTAGATATCCTCTGCTTTGACGTTGTTGGTCAAATCCAGCAGGTTTGTTCCAAAAGCCACCGTCTGGCTGTTTTTATCGGTGATCGCCTGCAGATAGTCCAAATACCGGCGCGGTTTTCCGTCAGGATCTTCTGCATGGCGCAGCACCAGATATCCGCCGTACTTTTCCACCAGCTCACTCTGCAAGATGTCCCATGTAACGCCATAGTTTTTTCCATCGCCAAAGCTGTATGTAGGTTCCTTCACATCAAACAAAAAGCGAGAATCAGTCTTGCCGTTGATAGCAAGGATGTATTTCCCGTTTTGCTCGGTGATCTTAAAGGTCTTGGATTCAGATGCCTGCTCAACGTTGTAAATGGAGTACGTGCCAAAATTCTTGTTGCAAGTACCGCAGACGATTTCGGCTTTTTTCACTTCGACCTTTGCGGCGTACGTTTTGCCCTTTACATAGGCTGCAAACAGACGCACGCGGAAATTGTTGCTTCCAATCCGTGAAATAATGCGACCTTCCGCAATGTGCTCTTCATCGATTTCCCAGCTCAGGCAGGAAGCTTTGTTGATCTCTGTTTCCTCATAGAAAATATTCGTCTTTCCATCCACGGGATCTACAATTCCCCAATGGTAAATGTAATCTCCATCATTAGAATCGTAGCTGTAACCCACCTGCACGACTTTGATGCCGTCGATATAGGGCACGATCATGGGAATGTCCATTTGCACATTGCCAGGAGTAAAAGCTTTGTATGCATCTACCATTCCGTTGTGGTTATCGCAGATCCATTCCAAAAATTGCGAAAAGCTCACATTTTTTGCAGCGTACGGCGCAATGCCGCTATCATTCAGATATGCAAGCTCCCCTTCGCAGTAGATTTTCTGACGCATCAAAAAATCCTGTTCATGGCTCATGGGACGGCCCTGCCAGATGGAAACGCCGTCCTGTTCCACCTCTACCGTAGTGCGCAGCTTTTGCAGCGCAGAGTGTGCCACATTGCCCAGCGGCATGGTAAACTCAAAAGAGCCAGCTTTACCCACTTCGCGGGTCAGCGTGGGGCTGATGAGCTTTTTCGTGTCGGTAATATCGCTGATATCGTGGATACAGATCTTAGTTTTCCATGTGTCTACATCCGTCTGCACGCCAGCATAAACTTTATAGCTCATAGGCTTGCCCCCAAATACTTGATGCTGATGCTGCAGTCTGCCGATGCAGCAAAAACGAGGGTGCCCACCACGCCATCCGGCATAGTAAGCCCCTCGATATACTGCCAGTCGGTGGACTTGGCCAGAATGCCCACCTCAAAGCCATTGAGAGACACCGCGATGTTTGCGGCGGTCTCGCTGCGCTGGAAGTAGATGCCGGCCGCACGGGGCGCACCGGTTATGGACACTTGAACGTCTTTGTTTGCCTTGAGCGGGATATCCGTGTAGTTGCGCACGATGTCCGTTTCAAAGTTGAAGTCATCCCACAGCCAGTCGTTGGTGCCGTCGTAGACGCTGCGCTTGAAGGGGTTGCAGGTGCCGGTGATGGTAAAGGTGCTGGAAAGCCGGTCGCGGGAGGGTGTGACTTTCCAAAGCCCTTCCCAGTACCACGCCGGGTCTTCATCAAAGCGGCACTGTAACCACTTGCCATGAATGGCATTGGCAATGGTGCTTTCGATGTAGGGCCACTTGCTTTTTGGCGCGTTGCACAGCAGTTCCATGGTGATGGTGCGCTTTTTATAGTGCACCTTGCCATCGTCCCATGTGGTCAGGTTCAGCAGTGAATCAGATCCGGTGACCTGCACAAGGTATTCTTCCGGTTCTGCCGCGCCGATTTTAGGGCTGCCTACCTTGAGGTACAGCCCCCAATCTTTCAGGGTGTGAAAATTGCCGATTTTTGCCCCCAGAAGCTTTGCCATTACACACCCCTCGCTTTCCGTTCCACTGTCACGCCGATGCGTGCATCTACGTTGGTCGCCATGCGGGTCGACAGCACGCCCACCAGTTCACCGGAGTCCATGACCACCTGACCCTTGCCGATGTCCGGCAGATGCTCGTCCAGCATCCCCTCGATACGTTCCAGAATGTTGGTCTGCCGGTCAACAATGGACTGCTGGCCGGTAACGCGGTACTGCAGGGCTGCACGGGTGGAGAAGGTACCCAGACTGTCATACACGCCGGTCTTGTCAAAGGGACTCTGGTAGTGGCTGACAGGCTTCTGATTATTCTTCTTGTCCATCCACCGGGCAAGGCCAATGCCGCCAGCGACAGCGCCAACGCCCAGGATCAGGGCAAGAATAGGATTTGCTGCAACGAAAGACACAATAGTGCCAGGCGCAGACGTGATGCCACCAGCCATGCCGGAAAAGTTCTGCACGATGCTGCCTAGTGCTCCGCCCACGCCGCCGGACTTTGCAAGACCGTCGATGATCTCGCCAAAAGCCTTGACCGAATTGGTCACACCGTCGATATCGGATTTTACCCCGCCGTCAGAAAAAAGCTTCTGGAAGATATCAAATGCCTTTCCGATGCCACCGCTGAAGTAGCCCTCATTGACCGCGGTCAGTGCCTTATTGAGCCAATCAGAGATCACGTCACGCTGCTTCTGCGATACCTCGCCCCAGATCAGATTGACAAAATCCAGCCCAAGACCTGCCCAGTCGCCGTTTTTGGCATCACTAAAGGCGCTTTTTACCAGCCCGAAAATGCCCTTATCCAGCTGGCCGGAAGCCTCGCTCAGCTGCTGGTCAATGCGGCTCTGGGTACCCTTTACGCTCTTGTCGATGAGGTTAGAGGTCTCCGTCACCTTGTCTTGGATGCCGTCGATGTAGGTGATGATCTTCTGGTAGGTCTCCGCGCCGTTCTCTCCGATGCGCTGACCGGTCTCTGTGACGGTCTTCTTGGTATGCTCGCTGCCGTCCGCGTACTTTTCCACCGCCTGCTGCACCTTTGTGGTGATGCCGTCAACGGTGGTTTCAGAAATGTTGGTAAAGGTGCCCAGCAGCGTTTTCGACATGTCGTCATAGGTCTTTGTGACCTTTGTGACCGTGCCGTTGACTTTGGTCTCGACCTGCTTAAAGGTCGTGGCAACACCGTTCACCATCTCCTTGCCGGTCGTGGTGGTGGTCTCGGTGATGCGGTCTTTGATTTTGCCAGCGCTGTCCTTGACCTTCTCGGTAAGGGTCTGGATGCTGGTGGTCACAGTGCCCAGCGCATTTTGTGCGGTGGTGGTAGCCGTGCTGGAGATAGACGAAATGACAGTTTCGGTGGTGGACTTGGAGCCGGAGGATCTGGATTTTTTGCCAGCGGAAGAACCAGACGGGCTGGTTGTAATGGAGCTGCCGCCGTTGCCGCTGGCTGCCTCCAGCTCCGCCTGACGTTCAGACCAGCTTTTGTTGCTGATGCCAACGCCTTTCAGAGCATTTTGCCGTAAACGGTTTTTGTTGCTCTGCCGGTTATTTGCATCCGCGTACTCTTCGTAGGTATCAAAGTCAGCCGTGGCAGCTTTTCCGAGAAAACGGTTGAGCTTATAGCTCAGCCGATCCAGCCATGTGGTGGCTTTGCTTGCGAAGTCCTTGAGAGCGTTTTTTGCCGTGTTGATAGGCTCCGTCAGGCCGGTGATCGCGCCTGCGAGACCAATCCAGCCGTCCGTTTTGTAAGCGTCCTGCGCCTTTACGATCAGATCATTCAGATTACCGATTACAACGCCGATGCCGCTACTCAAGTCACCTGTCATAAGACCGGCCAGCTGCTTCACGTTATCCTTCAGTGTGGACACTCGACCGTTCATGGTCTGGCTCTGGGTGTCCATGCTGTTGTAGTAACGCCCACCCTCTTCGGATGCGGCCTGCAGGGCCTGCGTCAGCAGATCATAACTGATGGTCATTTTCTGCACTTCAGCAGTGGACTTGCCTGTGTAGTCGGCCAGAATGCCGTACACGTCGATTCCGGCATAAGCAAACTGCTTGATATCGGCCGCTGTAGCCTTGCCGGTGTTGGCGATCTGCTGCAGGTTCTGAGACATGCGGTTCAGCTCGTCGTTGCCGCCGCCGGTCGCAGAGACCGCGTCGCCCAGCGCCATGATGGTATTGCGTGCATAGGAAGCGTTCTCGCCCGCAGAGATCAGGTACTGGTTGGCCTGTGTCAGGCTCGCCACGTCAAAGGGGGTTTTTGCCGCGTCTTCCTGGATCTGGCTCATGACCTGCTGCGCCGCTTCCGCGCTGCCCAGCATATTGGTAAAGCCGGTGGTGTATTTCTCGATCTGGGCGTTGTACTCGATGCCGGAAGAGATGAACCCCTCTGCGGCACTGAGTGCAGCGGAGCCGAGCTTCGAGAAAACGCTCGCCATTACCGTGCCCTGCGCAATGGCACCGGCCAGAGACTTCCCGGATGCCTTATCCGTGGAGTTGGCAAAGCCCTCCATGCCGTTGTTTGCGGCTTTCAGCGCGGTCGTGGTTGCCCTGAGCTGCGCTTCTGCCTGTGCCAACATGGTCTTGAGATTTTTGGTCTCAGAGGACGCTTTGCCGGTCCTGCCCACCGATTCGTTGTAACGTCTGGTCAGCTCCACTACGGCCTTCGCGGCCTTGCTGTACTCTCCTGACAGCGAAGAAACGGTCTTTTTCGTCTCGGATTGCACATTCTGGATGCCCTGCCGGTAGGCGCTGTCGTCCAGCCCGAGGGTGGCGCTCAATTCAAAAAGTTTCAGGTTCCATCACCCCCGTTCAAGCCATTTTTAATGCGTGCTATCACTTCATCAGCGGACGGCTGCGGCGGCTGTGGGCGGTTTTCCACAAGCCCGGCCACCATGTCGTACCACCGCTCTTCCGCGCCTATAAGGTGCGCCAGAGCGTCCGTCATGTACGCCTGATAGCTGAGCGTGATGCGCTCTTGCCGCAAAGTGTTCAGGCAGTGCTGCAAAATGTACGGCCTGCCAAACAGCCGCAGCGCGTCCGGGCTGATGGAAGAAATCAGGCGTCTGTACCCGCCAGCACCAACGGCAGACACCAGAGCAAAAAATCCATCACATCGTCGTTGTTCAGCAGTTCTTTTACCGCGCGCATCTTCTTGAACGGGCCGATATTTTCGACCACCCCGTTTTCATCCACGTCCGGCTCATAGAGCAGCGGAAGCAGCTTTGCAGTGGCAGCGGCATTGTCGAACAGCAAGCTTTTTGCCATAGCCTGAATGTTCTTTTTTGCCTGCTCCTTCTTCTTCTGTTCCAGCTCCTCCGGCGTTTCCTCGCCGGTCAGGACCGGCAGAACCTTGCGCAGCTCCATGATCTTGGATTTTTCCAAGACCTCCTCTGCCACATCGGCAATCTGCCAGCAGTGGCGCAGAAAATCTTCATCGGACAGCTCTGTCAAAAATTTCATGCGGTGTCCTCCTTATGCTGCGGCCTTGGGGCTGTAGTACCACTCCATAGGCACGGCGTCGTCACCCATCCGGGGGCAGCCGGTCAGGGTGACAGACAGATTGCCCTTTCCCTTGTCGGTGGTCTTGAGGGACAGGCCGCCGGTGGAGAGTGCGTTCATCAACTTGACGGCCACAAAGCCGTCGCCGATGGTGTCGCCGACCCACCAGATGTCCTTGAAGTCGCCGGTGCTTGCCGTCGGGTCCAGCGTCATGCGGGGGGTGACCTTCTTTTCACTCACATCCGCTGCGCCCAGCGCCAGCTTGATAACGTCTGTTGTGACGTTCAGGGCCGTAAAGGCCAGCGTGCAGTCGTAGTCCTCGATCTGCATCAGCTCTGCGGTGTTTTTCTGGCAGTTGTCCACATCATCGCCAAGGTCGGTGATGTTGGGCTTGCACTCTGCCGTCACGCCGCCGGAGGTTGCGCAGATGATGTCTGCATCCTTGATCTCGGTCGCGCCGGTCGGGTCAAACGTGTTCAGCACGACACCGGCATTGATCTGCATGGACTCGAATGCTTTCTGTGAAATTTTGGAAAATTTTCTTGCCATATTGCTCCTTTACTCACGGTATAAGCCGTGTAAGTTCAAAAATAAGGTATTCGCACAGATACCCTTCAGGCGTGTTGTTGAGTGGCTGTGCCCAATCTTTATCGTCTTTGTCCAAAAGAATAGCGCCGCCCTCGCATTTGATAGTCAAACCACCTCTTGGAAGGGCCGCGCTGATCGTATCTTCGGTTTGCAGGATGGGGGCTCTGCCGCCCTTACTGGGGTACCACAGCCGGGCGTGGAAGGATGCCGTTTCGTTCCACCCGCCGGGGATGGTGGGCTTGTAGGTCAGATAGGGCAGTGAAGCGGCAGGAGGGATGTTATCTTCCAGATAGCCCGGGATGCCAAAGCCGTTAAAAAAGGCGTTCAGCGCCCGGTTGATGCTCTCAGACGGTCCCATTACGGCAGCACCGCCTTTTTGCACTTGACGGCCCGCAGCCCCATGCCGGATTCCGGCGGGGCTTTGCTTTCGTCTGCTGCGCTGGTGATCTGGAAGGTCTGGCCGTCGCTCACCCGCTTGATGTAGTCCGGGAAGGTCAGCGGCACACCGGTGTTGACCAGCAGGGTATAGGTGGATGCGGTGTCAGCCTGCTCTGCCACCTGAGCTTCCACGGTTGTGTCGTGGCGCTCCACGGCCTCAAACTCGGGGCCGTCCTTCCAGCCGGAAACAAAGCCGCCCACGCCGTCCGGCTCATAGCTGCGGGTCTGAAAACGGTATTTTTGGGTAAAGCTCTGCATCACGGTGGATGCAGTGAACGCGTTGACCATGTCACATCTTCCTCCAATGATTGATCTCGGATTTATAGCGAGTCTTGCCGTCGGCAGGTAGGCCGTCCGCGCCTGTAGCCATCGTGCCGGACCACCCGGCAAAGGACTGGGACACATACACGCCGCCGGACGGGAGCGCCTTGTCGTATGCGTCGATTTTTTCAGCCAGAGCCACAAAGTCAGGCGGCACGCGCATGGGCTGCACCGTCCCGGTGAAGGTCTCGGCGGTCAGATCGCCGTCCCCGGCCTTGTGAATGCCGTCATTGAAGATGGATCCGCACACGAGGAAATACTGCCCCGGCACTACCCCGGCGGGCACGGTGTCCGGCTCAAAAGCAAACTCCCCGGCAACGGGGTCGTCCGCCCGGTCAAAAAAATTGTGCGTGTAAACGCACAGCTCTGGGACGGTCATGGGGCGTCCTCCTTACAAAGGGGCGATCACTCGCCCGGGGTAATGGTCTCGACAGCGATACCGTCCAGATACTCAGCAAACAGGGTCACGCCCATAATGGCGTAGCTCTCGGAGGTTGCGGTGCTGTAGTTTGCCTGAGTGTGGAAGCCGATGAGGTTGCTTGCCTCGCCTGCGGTCCGGTAGACCAGACCTGCGCGGGCAAACTCGCTATCCGCAGGATCCACATAGTACATGACGATGTTGTCTACCGGGGTGGCAATAACCTTTCCCTTCGCGATCTCACTGTCGGACAGCAGGAAGATGGTGTTGTAGCCCATGAAGTCCTTGATGTACTGGAAGCCGAACTGGTTCTGCACGGTGATATTGGCATTGCCCAGATAGTCGTACACGTCCATCACGTTGACAAAGCCAACAACGCCGGTCACGGTGCGATGCATGGTCTTGAACTTGTTCTCGACCGCGCCCTTGGCATGTGCCAGCGCCATCTGGAAGGTCTTGGGAGTGCCCTTCAGGGTGCCGGTGTTCAGGAACTTGTAGAACTTATCCGTTACCAGAGCGGTCAGGTCGTACAGGAACTCATCATCGGTCTTCTGCACGGCGACATCGTAGCCGTAATTCTGGATCGCCTCAAGGGTGACAGACTTGCCGTACTTGTCGATGGTGATCTTGCCGTACTCCTTCTCCTTGACGGTGTACTTGCTGAACGGGATCTCTTCGCCCTCGCCCACGGTGCCGCTCTGCAGGGTGCCCTGTGCATACTTGCTTTTGAGCACGGTGCCAGGCTGCATCCGGATAGGGCGCATGATGCCCAGAATGGTGCGCAGATGGTCCCAGTTGCGCTGGAAACGGGTCACAAAGTCGATTTCACGCGCGGCTACGGTGATATCGGTGGTCATGGTGATATTTTCTTTTGCTGCCATGTATTAGTCCTTTCCGCCGCCTGTAAACAGGTCGGCATTTGCTGCAATGGCCGCCTGGCGCTCGCCGGCGTCCTTGATTGCAAAAATTTGGTCTTTGGTCATTTTGGAGCCGGTGTTGGTAGGCGGGGTGTCCACCTTTGCGCCGGTGGTGGTCGTAGTGCCTACGAAGTCGCTCCAATCAGCCTTCAGGCTGTCGGTGTGCTTCTTGGCGTCCTTGACCTCGCCCTTATCGTCCAGCTCCAACTTGTCGATATCCTCGCCAGACAGCCGCACAACGCGGTCTGCATACTTGTCCAGCACCCCGGCGGACTTCAGCAGCTCCCGGAACTTGGCTTCCTTGGCTGCGTGGGCGTCCTTCTTGGTCTGCTGGGCCTTGTAGTCGGTCAGTGCCTTTTCAGCGGCCTGCTTGCCGCCGTTGGCTGCATCACGGTCCTTTTCGGCTTTGGCGAGGGCTGCGTCCTTCTCATCGAGCTGGTTCTGCAAGGTGTCCGTTTCCTTATGCAGCACGTCCAGAATTTTCTTGAGCTTGCCGCTGGTGTCGGTCGTTTCATCTTCCAGAATCTCCCGGAGAGTCTTGCGTTCGAGTGCCATGTGATAGTCCTTTCTGCCCTTGCTCGGGCTGCCATGCTTGGCAATAAGGTTTATTTGCCGGACGTGCTGCCGGTGTGGTGCCGCTTGTGGGGCTTGAACCCACGGCCCCCGGATTAAAAGTCCGGTGCTCTGCCAGACTGAGCTAAAACGGCATAAAAAAGCGGCTGACGCTGTGCGCCAACCGCTGAGTATTTAGTTTTCCCGATTTGCTTCTTCCACCGCGATCTCTCGCAGCTCGTCAATGTGTTCTTCCACCGCCGGGCGAAGAAACGGGCGGGGCGCCATGCCCCGGGTAAAGTGCCACTTGCCGTTGAAGTCCATCCATACCCACGGCGTTTTGCGTCCGTTGCCCTTCTCGGCAAAGATGCCCGTGCCAAGCTCAACGTAGACGCTGTAAAAGAGATTTGACCCGATGATCACGGTCTTTTTGGCAAGGTCTACGGCGTAGGTCAGGCTCTGCTTGAGCGCTCCACCCACGTAGCCCTCAATGCCCGTGCTGTCTGCCGTGCCGGTAGGCACAAGCAGCTGGGCGTAGTCCTGCACCTTCATGCCCCAGATGGTCAGCACCCGCTCTGCCCATAAGTCCAGAGCTTCATGCAGCTGCGGGGTGTTGTCGGTGAATTTGATGTCGTACTCAAATTTCATCGGCATCTTCCCTTTCTTCCTCCTGCTCTGCCCAACGTCTTTGGATCAGCTCTCCGTTGGAACAAACCGAATCCAGTACAGCGTCAGCCTGCATATGAGCAGAAACAAGAGCTTTATCGGACATTTCCATGTGATAATAACCGGTCATGACCTCACCTTTGGCAGTAATGCCTACTACTGCAAGTTTTTTGACATTCTCTTCTTCAATCAGCTTGAGCACATCCATAAGCCATGGCGCATAATCGGCATCTGACATTAAGACATTCATTTTCTGAATCCTTCCATTGTCCTAATAATGCGTTTGTGTGCTCCATGCGGCTTTGCGCCATTTCCGTAGGAAGGCCGCGCGTGTTTTGGCTTAATGTAACCACACGGGGGCTTAAAATCACGGCAAAAGTTCAAGAAAAAGTCATCGTTGATTACGACAATTCCAAACTTCTTATTTTTCATGCTTTGCGTTCTCCTTTCTGCGTTTGCGCTCTTCCGTCCACCACATTTGCTCTTTCTCTTTGCCGCCCTTGGCCCTGTACCACTCGGTGTAATCCATGACGGGGGTGGTCTCTTTGGTCACATTGTCCCGCTGCATGGCGTTCTGCCGGGTGTACTTGCCCAGAGCAGAGGACAGCACGCAGCGGCAGTGGTAAACCATCTCCGGGGCTGCGTTGGGGTCGCCGGGGCGCTGAATCTCGTAGCCCATGACCTTGAACGGCTCGTTAAGCTCTGCCGTCTGCTGGTCAAGCAGGCGGTGCATCTCACGGGTTCGGTAGTCGTGGGTGGAGTTCCACCGCTTTTTGACCTCGATGCCCAAAGCTTGAGCGTTGCGCATCTGCTGCAAAGCCCCGGCGTTCTGGGCGCTGGTAAGGGCTGTGATGGCGTTGTTCATGGCCCAGTGGATCTCTGTATCAGCCATGCCGTTGACGGCCTGCACGGCGATGTCGTGGACGCTCTTGCCCTGCACAATGCCCTGCATGACGTAGCGGTTGAACACCCGGGCGTCATAGGTGCGGTTGCTCTCGCTCTTGATGCGCTTGTTTGGCACCATGCGGGGATTCTCCTTCAGCAGGAGCTTGACCGCTTCGGTGTTGTACAGGGTCAGCCCGAACGCCACGCCTGCGGCCTGTTCAAGCTCGTAGAAGGCCCAGTTTGCGCCAAAGGAAAAGATATTGTATTGCTCGTCCCGAGCCAGCTTGTAGGCCGTCTCTTGGGCTGTGGTGCATGTCTGCGTGATTCCGTCCAGCTTGGCGTGCATCAAATCGGACTGAAAGACCTGATTTTGCAGCCAGATGCGGTAGTCATCCTCGGTGATCTCACCTGCGGCCAGCTGCGCCCGTTTGCGCTCGTCCAGTGCTTTGTACTTTGCCAGAAAATCGGTCAGCTGCTTCTGCATCTCCCGGCGGGCAGTGCCGTACACCCGGAGGATACGGCGGCGCAAGCGGTTCAGCTGGCGGGTAGAGATACGGTCACGGTCATTCATTGTTTTCCCCGGCGGGTCCCCATTTGATGTTTCCGAGTTCGTCAACGCCTACTGCACGGACTTTTGGCACGCTCCAATCAATCGTGGTAGGCTGCATCAATTCGACTGCATTTGCAAACCGCTCCAAAAGTTTCCTGTCGTTTTCGTCCAGCTCAATAACAAACTTGCCGATGATGTTTTCAGCCATCGTCTTCATCCTCCTCGTCGTCCACGGTCTCCCGTGTTGCGCTCTCAGCCATCAGCGCGGCCTTTGCCTGCTCCTTTTGTTCCGGGGTCAGGTTGGGCAGCAGGTCAATGGCCATGTCATGCCCGATGATTTCCGCCTCGGAAATCACCATGCTGACCTGCTCAGCTGTGTTGGTGATTTTGCTGCGGTTGAATGTCGGCATCGCGTTGTCAAAGCCAGCCAGTGCGCAGATCTGCCGGATGAACGGCTTGACCTGCGCCTCGAAGTCGTCCGCGTTCTGGTTCAGCGGTTCATAGGCTGCATCCAAATGGTCGTTGGTGCTGTCCGCGCTGACACAGTGCACATCCAGACCGCCGAAGTCCTCATACACCCGGGTGTGGAGCAGCTCCAAAAGAGCCTGCCGGGCCGTCACTGGAATCTCGGTGGTGTAGGGGGTGATCTTGCCGCCCTCGCTGGTGTCTGCGCCTGCAATGTGGTACAGATTCAGCTTGACAAGGAACTCCTGCAGCTCGTCATCGGTCATGCCGTTGAAGTTCTCGCACAGCCAGTAGATCTGCGAAAAGTCCTGCAGGTCATTGCAAAAGCCGGACATCACCAGATCGGTGTTGTCGATGTAGGCTTTCAGGCCCACAAGCGTGCTCTGGTGCAGGTCGGAGCCCCACAGCGGCACAATGGGAAGGGCACTGTAGTTTTCGCCCTCCACGCTTTCCAGCCCGCCGCCGGGTGTGGTGACGGTCACACTCTTGTACGCCTGCTTCGGCACGGTCTCCTGCATCACATTGCCGATTTTGCTTTCCGTGTACTCAGTGAAGCCGTCCAGCTCGTACAGGATATAGTGCATATCTGTGTCCGGGTTCAGCCGCCAGAAGCGCACACCCGCCTGCAAAAGGCCTGTCTTTTCATCGTACAGGGGCGCGAACTCGGTCAGCTTGAAAACCACAAGATGGTCGTTGTTCCAAAAGCCAAAGCTCTCGCCGTGGATCAGGGCAAAATATCCGGCTTTCTGGATCTGCTCATCAAAGTTCTGCCCCAGCTTGCCCTTGTCCACGCCATCGTCCGCAAAGACCACGCCGTTGCCGAGGGAGTAGGTGGCTCTCTGCTTGTTGAGCCGCCGGAAAAGATTGCTCTTGACCATATCGGGGTGTAGGATGTCTTGCTTGGTGTTTTTGGATAGGCGTTTCAGCATCAAAGCGTAAGCCTGCGCGAAGCGTTCAGCCCCCGGGTTTTTCTGTGCGTCGTACAGGTCGGCGTCCAACGCCATCTTGTACGGCCCGGAAGTGCAGTGCTGCTGCACGAACCGCCGGATGAAATCAGGCTGTTCCCCGGCGGCTTGCGCCTGCTGAAATGTCTGGAATGTGTATACAGCGCTCAAAATCAATTCCTCAGTTTTACAAGGCGCTTTGTGCGCACGAAATAGCGGATAGCGTCCATGCAGTGGTCGTTGACCTTCAGCACGGTGTCGTCTTTATCTGGATCCCAAGCGTACACGCCGAACTCTTCCAGCGTGTGCTTGCAGTCTTTGTAAATCTTCAGCCTCCCGGTCTGCAGCATGGTCTGCACGTCCAGAATGCCGCTCAAGACGTCGTTGTTTGCGGGGGTCTGGGTAAAGCCATTCTTGCGTAGTTCCGTAATCAGGGGCAGAGCAGAGGGGTCCACAATGATCCTCTCCGGCTTGAGACCATTCAGCCACGCCTTGAGGTCTGTGACGTACTCGCCCACGGTCTTTTGCCGCTTCTGTTCCCGTCCGCTGTAGTAATACTCCCGGGTGACGATCCAGCAGTCTGCGTCTTCCTGTTTCTGCATCAGCAAAAACACCGTTGCGTTCTGGGTGCCGAAGTCACACGCCACATAGGCGCTCTTCGGAGACAGCGCCGGAAGTACATCAACAACGTGCTTCTTGCGGTCGAACATGTCATAAACAAGACCCTCCGCCACGGTCCACAGGCCCAGAATGTAGCGCTGATAGAAAACGCCGCTGTACTGGCTGCGGTATCTGGCCTTGATGTCCTCGGAAAGCGAAAGGTTGTCGTCCATCGTGAAATGGAGATACATCATCTTGCGGGAACGGCATTTCCGCACCCACTCCAGATAAAACCAGTGCTGTGGGCTGGCAGGGTTGCAGTTGAACCAGAACTTTGACCCGGTGACAGAGCAGCGGGCTGTGGCCTGATTGACGAAGCTTTGCGGCATCAGGGCCACCTCGTCGAAGAATGCCCCGGCAAGGGTGATACCCTGGATCAGGTCCTGGCTGCTCTCGTCCTTGCCGCCGAAAAAGTAAAACTCGTTGGTTCTGCCGCCCTTGCTGACGGTCATGCAGTTTTCTGCCCGGTGCTCCTTGACGTTGTAACCACGGGCTGCAAGCTGCTGCTTGAGCGTGCCCAGCACGTTGCGCCGGAAGCTGGCAATGGTCTTGCCGCACATGGCAAACTGCTGGCCGCTGTAGCAGGTCATGGCCCACTGGACGAACGAAAAGCTCATGGCAAAGGTCTTGCCCGAGCGAATAGCGCCATCTGCAATGATGCCGTTGTAACCGCTGTATGCGCTCTGCGGTGTCCACCAGCAAAGAACCATCTTTTGCCGCTGGCTGAGGGCTTTCCAGCGAAAACCGTTACTTTTCCGCATGGTCGTCCTCTTCCTCCGGCAGCATCTCCACGTCATCCGGCGGGCTGATGTCTGCGGCAGCGCTCAGGGCCTCAAGCAGGCCATCGTCGTCATGCTTCTCTGCCCTCGTTTCTTCCGGCACACCTGCCCACTTTTCAGGCCGCCGGTTTTTCAGCCAGAATATCTGAGCCGTCACGTTGGCTGGAACAACGACCTGTTCCTCTGCATACTCGATGCGTTCTTCTTCAAGCCGCTTTTTTCCATCCACCATGACCTTTTTCAGTTTGATGGGCTTTTTTACGGTTACGGTGCGGGTCTTGCAGCTTTCGAACAGCTCATTCTCTACAATGTAGTCTGCGACGTCCTTGCCCTTTTTTAGCGCTTCCGAAAATTCGGGAAATTTGTTTTTCCATTCGCAGAGGGTCGATACTGAGCAGCCTATATTTTCGGCAATCTGCTTGTCTTTGAGGCCGTCTCTAGCCCACCCACGAAGCAGCGTCAGCCCTTCAGGCTCTAGCCACTGCTCATACTTACCTTTGCGGCCAATCTTAGCTCACCTCTTTTTCGAGAACAGCCTTTTCTCCAGTCAGGTCTTCCCATCGCTTTACAATGACATCGACGTACTTCGGATCATACTCCATCAAATAAGCTGTTCTTCCGTTCTGTTCGCAGGCTATCAACGTTGTCCCGCTTCCTCCAAACAGGTCAAGGACAATATTCCCGTTTTCTGTGTTGTTCTTGATTTGATAATCAAAAAGCGCAACCGGTTTCATGGTTGGGTGCAACTCGCTCTTAACCGGTCTATCAAAATCAAGAACCGTTGTCTGTTTCCTGTCACTTGTCCATAGATGTCCTGCGCCATCTTTCCATCCATACAGGCAAGGCTCATGCTTCCACTGGTAATCCTGTCGTCCAAGCACCATGCTGTTCTTCACCCAAATAAGCGTCTCCCGAATCTCCCATCCCGTCTGCTTGCACGCCTGTCGGAAAATAAGTCCTTTGCTGTCTGCGTGCCAAATGTAAAACACCGCACCAGGTCTCATCACGGCATCAGCTGCAGCGAATGCTTTTGACAGAAACTCCAAGAATTCATCTTCGGCCAACGAATCGTTTTGAATTCGCAGATTTTCACTCGTTTTTCCGACATAGCTCACTCCGTAAGGCGGATCCGTAAGCAACATATCTGCCTGCGCCCCCCCTATAAGGGCTTTGACGCTTTCTGCATTGGTGCTGTCCCCGCACATAACGCGATGCCTGCCGCACTTCCAGATATCACCCAGCTTCGCCTTTGGAGGTGCAGCTTCGTCAACTTCTGGAGCCTCATCCTCAGCAACCTGCGTTTCTTTGCTGTCACCAGCAGGAAGGTCAAAATCAAAGTCAAAGTCCCCAAAGTCAACTTCTGCCAGTTCTTGTTCGAGTTTTCCGAAATCCCACCCAGACATTTCACCGGTCTTGTTTGCGAGGATACGGTATTTCTGCTTCTGTTCTTCGGTAAGGCCGGTGTATCGCACCACGTCGGCCATGTCCACATGGAGCTGCATCAGAGCAAGACGGCGGGTGTGTCCGCTGAGGATGACGTTGTTCTCGTCCACCTCAATGGGGTCAAGAGCGGTACACTGCCGCATACTTTCCGCGCAGGCGTTCACAGCTTCCTGGGAAATGACGCGCGGGTTGTTCTCATACGGAACAAGATCTTCGACCGGTAATTTCAGCAGCTCTTTCTGAATCATGTTATTCTCCTCCCGTGCAAAAGAAAAACCGCCCGGAAATCCGAACGGTCAAAATATCAAATGTGCCGCCAGCTGGATTTGAACCAGCACCCACGGAACAGATGTGCGCAGTGGTTGGCTGTGCAGTGATGTTCCCGCGGTGTCACCAACGTTGTCCCGCCTTAAATGGGCGGCGCTCTTCCAGTTGAGCTATGACGGCATATAAGCAGCACCCGTGCATTCAGTGCGTTGGACAGGTGTCAAACGGTGGGCGCTGCTGCATCCGGAACTTTCGCGGCCAGATGCCCCGCTATTGCGCGGCCCTCTCATAGGGCACGCAAGCACTCCCGGCAGGGCTCGAACCTGCAACATGCGGTTTTGGAGACCGCTGCTCTACCACTTGAGCTACCGGAGTATAAAAGCCGCCCTTGGAATCGAACCAGCCGTGTCTACACACACGCGCCGCGCTCCAAACTGCGCTCAGGCGGCCATATAA